TAAGGGGTAAATTATGAAATTACAGATCGGGGAGCACAAAATCACGAGCGATGGAACATGCGTAACAATCACAAAGGCCGGTGTTTTCGGGGAAAAAAGCAAAAAAGCAGGTGAAGCGTATGAAAAAATTATCGGGCATTACCCGAATTTAGAGCAGGCATTGATGCGGGTGCTGGAAGAAAAGATTGCGGAGGTTGGTGCGGTGGATGCTCAGGAGTTGGCACAAGAGATCCGGGCTGCAAAATTGGAAATCATAGCTGCGGTTCGGTGTTGCGAGAACTCAAAACGGGAGTGATGGTATGTCGGAAAAATGCAAATGTTCCAGGTGTGGGTATGTGTGGGTTAGGGGAGCAGATGGGAGTCATAGATGCGTCGAAATACTCAGCGGGGCAGCTAAAAGCCTTAAAACTGAAAATAGAGAGCTAAAAAAACATCTAAAAGAATTAACAAAAACGGTGAAGGTATGTGTAAGAGCGCTTGATTCTGAAATGAAAAAGCCGTCTGATTACGAGAGGGGAAAGCGTGTCGCATTGATTTGCAATGAGCTGGAGTTAGCTAATAATATATCGCTGCGGTTTGGGCTGAGACAGGGTAAGGGCTGAGACAGGGTAAGGGCTGAGACAGGGTAAGGGCTGAGATAGATGGCCGGTCCCGGTGATGGGCCGACCTCAAAAAATATATTGCGTTATTTAATAACGTGTGTTATTTAATTATTGGAATTTAATTTTTAATTGTAAAAATAAATNTTGCAATTTATCAACATAAATGCTATAGTTTTAATTACTTAGTAAAATTAAGTAGTTAAAAAGGTGGTATATGCAAAAAACAGGGATAGAGACAATACAAGAAGTTGCAAGTCACCAAAAAGACACAGTAATCGCTTTTTCAAGAGGTAAAGATTCCGTGGCGGCGTGGCTTGCAATTCGGGATCATTTTGAAAAAGTAATCCCATATTTTTTGTATGCCGTGCCGGGGCTTGAATTTATTGAGGAATCGCTTAATTATTTTGAGCGGTTTTTTGGCACAAAAATCATCCGGTTGCCTCATCCATCCATGCACAGTATGCTCAATAATTTCGTTTTCCAGCCCCCGCAAAATTGTTTGGTGATCGAGCAGGCGCAATTACCAGGGCATAATTATGAGGATATCCGGCAGGCGGTAATCGCAAAACATAATTTACAGCCTGATATTTTAGTTGCCGATGGTGTCCGGGCGGCAGATTCTCCGATGCGTCGGGTATCGATCAATAAACATGGTGCAATATCGTGGAAGCAGCACAAGTATCACCCAATCCATGATATGAAAAAAGAAGAAATGCTAAATTTTTTCAGGCGGCATGATGTTAAATTGCCGATTGATTATAAATTATTTGGGCGCTCGTTTGATGGGATTGATCTCAGGTTTTTATTGCCGTTGAAAAAACAATTGCCAAATGATTACAAAAAAATTCTTGAATTTTTCCCACTTGCAGAATTAGAGCTTTTCCGATGGGAGGCAGCAAATGCTTAAACCAGATATGGCGCAACTTAAGGCCGATGCTTTTTTAAAAAAAGAAGCAGCGAAGGGTAAAATCGAAGCGGCAAAGGCCGAAGCAATCGCCAAAAAAGCCGCAAAGAAAAACCCACCCCCGCAAATTTATCAGATGCCGGAACAGACCGGCGATGCCGAAGCGGATTCACTCGCTGACCTTGACGCGGTTCAAAAAGGTTTCCGAGACCGGATGAAAGAAGAAAATGACCGCTTCCAACTTGCGACTGACTCCGAATATTGGGCCTGCATCTGCTTCCAAACCCGTGAACAAAAAGAGGCGTTTTTAACCGCTTTGGATATTATCAAATTTGGCGATAAATATCTTGATGGGCAAAAAGTGGCCGAAGCTTTAAAAATCCAGTTGCCCGAATCAAAAATCAAATACAACACCAGCAAGAAAATTGATCAGGATTTTCTAAAATTCGTTGATTAAAGGAGGTGATTTTTTATGAGACCATTCCGAGTTAATTTGACCCGTGGCAACAGAACCACAAGTTACACCAGAACCGCATCCAGAACCGGGGCCGCAAGAGGTAGCCTTACTTAATGGCAGGAAAGGGAAAGGTTAGGAATGGATCGAAAACATCAGCCGTTACGATCCAGTCAAGAATTAAAGCCGCCAAAGCCGTGAACCTTAGGGCCGAAGGGTTGTCTTTTCCTGAAATTGCGAAGGAGTTAGGATATAACAGTAGGCAGGCGGCCCACGATGCAGTTGTCAGGTCGCTCAAGGAAATCTTGCGCGAACCGGTCGAGCATTTAATCACTCTTGACCTCGAGCGCCTTGACAAACTTTGGCAAATCAACTACTTAAATGCACAGGCGGGGGACACTCAAGCCCTCGCCGGGTGCATGAAGATTATGGACCGCCGCGCAAAACTCCTTGGAATGGATGCCCCGCCGAAAGCCGCAGATAAACAAGACGCCCCCGCCGAATCATTATTGATCGACACCTTAACCACCCTTGCCGATAGGTTGCCGGTATGAGCCTTGCACTTGAGCGACAAATGGCCCGCTGGTATCCGCTGATCAACCATCCGGTTCAGCAGGCGCTTGTCGAGGCCGTGCCGTCCGGTGTCCGGTTCCCGGTCGTCCCTGCCGGCAGACGTTCAGGCAAAACCGAAAGATTCAAACGCTTCCTTGCCCGTGAAGCCTTACGCAATTCCGGTGAAATGTATTTTGCAGGCGCGCCCACTTACGGCCAGGCCAAAAAGATATTTTGGGATGACCTTAAAAAATTAACCCTTTCCGCAACACACCCGAAACGCCCTTCTGAATCCGATTTAAAAATCTTTATGCCGAATGAAACAGAGATCCACATCATCGGCTTTGACAAGCCCGAGCGGTTTGAAGGTGTGCCGTGGACAGGCGGCGGGATAGATGAAATCGCCAATATCAAACCGGACGCATGGCAGCTTAATATCCTTCCGGCGCTCAATACCGTATCCCCTGAGCGTCCAGATTTCCGGGCGTGGTGCTGGTTAATCGGAGTCCCCGACGGATTGAACCACTATTACGACATGGCCGAATATGCAAAGTCTTGCGTTGATCCGGATTGGCGGTGCTTCCACTGGAAAAGCTCCGATATATTGCCGGATGATGTTATCGAAGCGGCGAAGCGGCAGATGGGAGCGAAGCAATACCGCCAGGAATATGAAGGCAGTTTCGAGACTGTCACCGGCAAAATTTATGAGGATTATGGGGCTGAGAACTATACAACTGAAAAGATCCAGCCACATGAACAGCTTCACTGGTCGCATGATCAGAATTTCACGCCATTATCAAGCTCAATCGCCGTTATCCGTGGCGGCAATCCAATCAACAGGGCAGACTGCAAGGTGTTTTTCTTGGATGAGATCGTGCTTGAATCCGCCATAAGCCGACAAAGCGCTGAGGAATTCATCGAAAAATACAAGGCCCATAAAAATAAGCACGTCATGATATACGGCGATCCGGCAGGCAGGCAGGGTGAAAAACACGGCCATGCGTCGGATTATACCGACATTGAGGATGTTTTGCGCTTAAATGGCTGGACCTTCAACCGGCGCGTAAATAAGGCAGCTCCGGCGATCAAGGACCGGCAAAACTCCGTTCGGGCAATGATTTGCAATGCGAAGGGGGAACGACGGCTATTCGTCAACCCGCAAACGGCAAAATACTGCCACAAGGGGCTTTCAACGGTTCAGGTGAAGAAGGGGTCTTCATTTATCGAAGAACAGACCGACTATCAACACATAACAACCGCTATCGGGTATTTCATTGACCGGGAATTCCCGACAGTAAGACGCATCTCCAGCGTTGAACAAGTCTCAATCTATTAGCAACCCAGACCAGAAAGGACAAACCAAATGGCCGATAATACCTATGACGAAGTGGCGGAACCCTGCGACGAATACAAACTCATGTCACCATTTTGGGATATGTGCGACACGCTCTATGCCGGGACTGCGGCCATGCGGGAAGCCGGGACAAAATACCTGCCCAAATTCGAGGCCACAAATCAAAACGATTATTCGGCACTTCTCAAGCGCACCGTGCTTTTGAATATGTACCACAAGGCCATTCAATCCATCGTGGGCCGCGCGTTTAAAAAACCGATCATGCTCCAGGATGACGTGCCGGCGGGTTTCGCTACCTGGGCCGAAAACATAGACCGTGAAGGGCGATCTTTGAATGTTTTTGGAAAGGCCTTGCTTAAATCGGCATTAAAACACGGCATGACGCATTTTATGGTGGACTTTCCCATGACACAGGCCAAGACATTGGCGGAACAGAAACAGGCCGGGGATCGTCCGTATTGGGTCCACATGCCGGCCAAAGAGATTATCGGCTGGCAGCATGAAGTCGTTAATGGCGAAAAGAGGTTGACACAGGTCAGGCGATGGCACAAATCCAAAAAAGCAAGTGGCGCGTATGGGGTCAAGGAAGTCGAATTAATCACGGTCTACGGCATTAATTCGTTTCAGGTGTTTGAGAAAGTCGAAGGCGAGAAGGGCGGCAAGGAACGTTGGGTTTTGGCGATGGACGAAAACGGTAAGCCGATGGAAGGTGCGACCGGCGTCAATTATATCCCGATGGTCACGTATTACACGAACCGCACCGGGTTTATGGAAGCCATGCCGCCGCTGCTGGATCTGGCTCATAAGAATATTGAGCACTGGCAATCATCCAGCGACCAGCGGAATATTTTGACGTTCTCAAGAATACCCGTCCTGTATCTATTTGGGTTAGGCGATGAAGACAAGCCAATCAAGTGGGGGCCTGCCATGTCGCTTAGAAGCGCAAACGAAAACGCCAAAGCCGGGTTTATAGAAGTCTCCGGGGCCGCAATCGGGGCCGGGAAGGAAGACCTTGAAACCTTGAAAGAGGAAATGGCGTTCCTGTCGCTCGATCCCATGTTGAGGCAGACCGGGAACACGACCGCCACGGCCAGGGCATTAGATGAATCCGGCACCATGTCGCAGCTTGACGGGTGGATGGTGGAGTTTAAAGACAGCATTGAGATGGGGTTACAGTTTACAGCTGACCGCATGGGCGAGAAGTCGGGCGGGTCCGTTTCCGTCAATGATAAGTTTTCAGTTACCACAGACGGAGAATCCAATGCCAAAGTGATAAATGAGTGCTATGTGGCCGGGTTGATCCCCAAAGAAGTGGCGCAAGAAGCGTTGCGGCGGTGTGGACTGGCGGCATTATCCGAAACGCTTGAAGAGTACGACAATGAGGATTTAAAAGCTATTTTTGAGGCGGAACAGAGATCCAATCCGGCGTTTGCGGGTCTTGCGGCTGGTCTCCGGATTCCTTAGCGTCCGGGGCGTCAACGTCCAGGGGCTTGGACTGGTCTTTTAATTTGTCCATTTTGTGCTTCCAGGCATCGGCGGCGGCTTTCTGGAATTGCCCGGTTCTCAATCCCCATTGCCGCAAATATTCTCGGTATGCTGACGACAATACAATCTTAATTTTTTCGGTCATATGGAGGAACCTTATGCTTCTTTGTGAGCGCGCGCTTAACGCCGCAATAAGAAAGTTTTTTTGTGAAATGAGACTTCAAAGGCCTCAATATTGGAATCAAGAGAAAGACCTTTTGTTTTTGAAAAAAGCGGTTCCGGCTTTCGTTTCCGCATTGGAAGAAATAGAGCCGATTGATTATTGTTATGGACATGACGAAACAAAGGTTTTTAAAGAATAAAATAATAATAACATGAACCCTGATGACAAAATAGACCTTTATACCCTGATACGAAACATTCGCTGGCGATATCAGCTTGACCAGTTCGAGAACGGCGCGCTTACGGAAGTCCTGAAGTCCGTGGAGCAGGCCAAAAAAGAGATCTTGCGCGAGTTCGCCAAACCGAAAAAATATGCCGATATCGACAGTTGGACGGACAGCCGGAATGAAGCGCTGTTAAATGAGCTTGATCAACTCACGGTCGGCATTAAACAGCAACTTGGAGCGGATGTTACACAACTGGCCGAGATAGCATACACCAAATCCCTTGAAGTTCACAATGATATTTTTTCGATGGGCGGCAAGGCGGTTAATGTCAATATGTTGCAATACGCGCCGGAACAAATCAAGGCTTTTCTGGCCGAGCCGGTGGGCGGGCTGCTGCTGTCCGAATGGGTGAACGAAACTTATGATTTCCCGCTCCAACAGAGACTTAAAGCTGAAATGCTGGCCGGACAGTTCCGGGGCGAAGGATATCCAAAACTGGCTAAGCGGATAAATGAGCTTTTGGACGATGCTGCGGACAATACGACTACGATGGTGCGAACGTGGGTTCACACGGCCAATACGACCGCACAGCACAACGTCATGAAGGCGAACGCGGACATCTTGACCGGGTGGCGGTGGTGTTCAAAACTTGAAAACGGCAATTTCGGCACTGGCCGGGGGATATGCCTGGTTTGTTTATCGCTTGACGCCCGACAGGAAGTTTACCCGATCAACGGTGGGCCTCCGCTCCCCGCGCATCCTCGTTGCGGCTGCCTTCGTCTTCCGGCCACAAAGTCATGGCGCGACCTGGGCATTCCGATTGACGACCTGAACGAATCCGCAAGGCCGTTCACGGTTCGGGGCGAGATTGACCCCATAACCGGCAAGATTGAGCGGGGTGCAACCGGGTTGGGTGGGCAACCGATCGTTTCAGCCGGGCAAATAACGGGCGGCATGGACGGGTTTTTCAAGAGTCTGGATGCAGATGTTCAGCGTCAAACTTTGGGGCCGCGCCGGTGGGAATTGTGGAAGGCCGGGAAGGTGGAACTAAAGGATTTGGTGGATAAATCGGGACGGTTACGGCTGGTTAAGGAGTTGCAATAAAAACCCCCGGAGCCATTCACGAGTCCGGGGGTTGCCATACTCTATTGAAGCAGCTTCGATTTTATATGGATTGCCTCCTTAACAATGCCAATCGTGTTTTCCACGCAGCATTTATGACAAACCGTTTTCCCGTCTTCGAGTTCCCATCCATCAGGGGGTCCTTTACCTTTGCCGAGATTTTCCCCGCATAGTTGGCATTGCATAAGCAGCTCCCTTCCATTATTCAACGTATTCATCAAGATTGATCGTGACATCAATTTTCGGCATGTCCAAAATATGATCCGTGGTTGATTTCCCGATTTCCTGAGCAGAAATAAACCTCAGGGCAACCCAACTTAATTCTACGCCGCGTGGCGTGGAAATCCCGTTCAAAATAGGCGATACCGCATCATAAATCTGTTGTTGCAGGTCGTCAATCTGCGCTTTCAGTTCGGTTAAGTTGTTGGATAGTTGCATTTTATTTATTCCTTTTCTTCCGGGGTCCATCCAAAGCCAAGATGATGGGCTTCTGCGACCTTGAAAACCTCCATCCCTTCCCACGTCGCACGGGAAGCCGTTCTTGCATTCATTCTCATTTGAAACGTTGAGAAACTTTCACAGTGTTGAATGAAATAAAAATATTCGGTAATTCCCAAATATAGGGCCGTAGGCGGCTTGTTGTATCGACCTTCAAATTCTGCCTTAAACCTGTATATCTGCGTGACGAAGTTGTTTATTTTTTCTGGTGTCATTCTCAACCCCTCCTTTTTCCCAAAGCGTTGTCCGGCGTCAAAAGCAACCTTGACCGTGCAAAATTATTAAACTCTGGCTCCATCGCCTCAGCCATTCCCGCCTCTATCCCGGCCCACTCCCCAGTCGTGAAAGTAACCATTTTTTTTACGCTCCGCACCTGGCTTACAGGTTTTAGCGCGTGCTGGCTTCCAGGCTTTGCCCCGGCGTTCTCCCGTGCGCCGCCGCGACCTGACTTGAAACGTTTGGTCATGGCAAAATATCCCCCAGTTTAATGCAGTAGCACCCATCCGCAACATAAAACCCCAGGTATTCAACCGTGATCCGTGGCGAATCGGCATTATAACCGTTTTGAAAAGTCACTGTGTCATATTGGCGACCTTCGAGCCGCCGCCGCCAATATTCTTTGAATTCCCGATATTCGATCTTTTTTATTCCGGCCTTAATTTCGTCAAACCATTTCTTTTTGATGGTTAAAAATAGTGTCAGGGGCTGGCCTTTGGGTTGGGTCATTCGTCGGCCTCCTTGCGCTCTTTTTTGAGCTTATTTAACGCGCGGCTTGCGTCGCATTTTCTGGCAAACCATTTTTTGCCTATCCCGTAAGAAATTACCGGGCCGCCGTTTACCATGTCGGCTGCGATCCTGAATCCACCCTCTGATTTATATATATCGTATTGTTTCATCTCTCTCCATCGCTTTCCCGGCGGCATCCCCCGCCGGTGGGTGGGTGTGGTTATTTCTGGCAAATATCGCACTGCCCCGAATGTTCGCCATGCTGCACCTGGCAATATTCGTTTCCGTTTTCGTCCTTCGGCCAGTTCCCGGCCAGTTTTTTTTCGCAAGACTTGCAAATGTTTTTTGTTTTACCGGCTGGTGTTGCCCATGTGATAATTTTTTTCATGATTTTGCCTCCCCATCTGTTTTGTGTTTGGCCTCATGCCCGTTCATTTGTTTTTGTGCCTCTTATGATTAATTTATCATACACTTTCCGGCGTAAATTGCAACAACTTTATAAAAATCTCAAAAAACACAAACCTTTTTGAACTGATCCTTGCCCCAAAAAAATTGTTCTGCACCCGTAAACATCGTTTCCGCTTGAAATTTCGATATCTTTTAATTCTACCATCCTCGGGTTGATTAACCAACATTCATTGGGCGTTACTCCGTTTGCAAACAGTCGAAAATAATATCGGCCACGCTTCCACAGGTTGGCATTTATTCTCTGAAAAGAATTTATTTTGTCGTATTTTTTCATCTTTATTTTCCCCGCTTAGTTATTGTTGGTTTGTCTCACTGTTTGATTATAAAATAATACTTATTGATTAATATGTCAAGCATTATTTTCAAAAAAACAATAATAAATCAAAAATAATTTTAACACTGATTTTTTATCATTATATAAGGGCCGTTTTTATCCCTCCGATCATAGGCATAGCACCAGGCATCCGCAGCCGGTAAAATCCAAAACCGTATCAAGAAAAAGTGTTCCATTCTCAAAGGTGTCTCACTCGATACAAAAATGTATCATGTGTATCAAAATAATTGTTGACTTCTTAAAATAATATCTGTTATTTTATTATCAGATTTCTTTTTATCCCATTCGAACCAAGCCGCGCAGCCGCGCAAAGCCGGGCAGTTCCGCCCACAGACCCCAACACAAAGGATTATTTATCATGCCGTGGAAAAAAACAGACGACGGAAAACTGGCAACCGACACAAACGGAAACCCGATCCGCATTGACTCAGAGGGCAAAGAGTATTCCATGCCGGATGACGCCATCGATGCGACCATTTCAAACCTGATGAAAGCAAACGGTGAATCAGCCGAGCGAAAGCGGAAGCTCCGGGAAGTCGAAACCCGCCTGGCCCATTTTGAATCCATCGAAGACCCTGAAAAGTTCCTTGCCGAAGCAAACAAAGCCCTCTCCACCATCAAAAACCTGGACGACAAAAAACTGATCGACGCCGGGGAAGTGGAAAACCTGAAACGCTCCATCACCGAATCATACGACAAAAAGCTGGCCGAAAAAGAAACCGCAATCAAGGAAAAGGACGGGCTGATTTACAAGCTCATGGTGTCTGAAAAATTCGCAACGTCCGACGCCATCGGCAAAACCATTCTGCCCGCTGATGTGGCTGAGGCGTATTTCGGGAAACATTTCAAGATCGAAGAGGGGCAGGTGGTCGGATACCTGGGGGAAGACAAGATTTATTCAAAAGAGCGGCCGGGGGCCATTGCCAGTTTTGACGAAGCGTTAAACGAGGTCATCGATAAATACCCCATGAAAGACAAAATTTTAAAACCCGCGCCGGGTGGATCTGGATCTCAGCAGGCAGGCGGCGGCGGGCAAAACTACGGCGGCGATTGGCACAAAATGTCACCCACCGAGCGCCTTAACCATGCACGGAAAACATAATCAATAAGGAGTAACAAACAATGTCTTTAACACTGGTAGAAGCTGCAAAACAGTCACAAGACCCCATCCAGTCCGCAATCATCGAGATGTATGCGATGAACTCGGACGTGTTGCGGGTATTGCCCATCAATTCCATTGCGGGCAGCGCCATGCGATACAACCGGGAAGAAACGTTGCCCGGTATCGGCTTTCGCGGCGTCAACGAAGCGTACACGGAAAGCACCGGCATCTTGAACCCGCAGGTGGAACCCCTGGTTATTGCCGGCGGCGATCTGGATGTTGACACCTTCATCCTTCAGACAATGGGCATGTCTCAGCGGTCTGTTCAGGAAAACATGAAGGTCAAAGCCTTGGCCCTGGCATGGACCAAAGCCTTTCTGAAAGGCGATTCAATTTCAGACCCCCGAAGCTTTGACGGCCTGCAAGCCCGCTTGACCGGCGACCAGCTTTTCTACGCCGGGACCACGGACGGCGGCGACGCTCTCAGTCTTGCGAAGCTGGACGAACTCATTGACCGGGTGGAGAATCCCACGCACCTGATCATGAACAAGGCCATGCGAAGACGGCTTTCCATCGCTGCCAGAACCTACACCGTGGGCGGATTCATCACTTACGATGTGGACGCTTTCGGTCGTCAGGTCACGAAATACAATGATCTGCCCATTCTCATTGCCGATTACGACAACACCGGAACCGACATTCTCGCATTCAATGAACTGGGATACACCGGCTCCACCGCCACAGGATCATCCATCTATTGCGTATCTCTTGGCGACGGCATGTTGACCGGCATCCAGAGCAAGACAATGGAAGTCCGCGACTTGGGCGAATTGCAGACCAAGCCCGCGATGCGTACCCGCGTTGAATGGTTTTCCGGTATTGCCTGTTTTCATGGCAAAGCCGCTGCCCGTTTGGGCGGAATCACCAATGCCCCAGTAGTGGCGTAATTTCACGATAACAAAACCTTAACGGTAAGGAGTTTATAAAGATGGCTATTACAGGAGTTAAAAAAAGACCGCAGGGAACCTTTGACGCGGATCTGGAATTCAAAGATGCGGGGCTTGTTGCTGCATCTGCTGCCGCCACCGTGGACAGTGAAGCGAAAGTGGTTGACCTGGGAACCGGGCTTTTCAAGGGGTGCATGATTCTTGATGTATCCGCCCTTGAAATCGCAAGTGATAACGAGATTTACGACATCGTGATCCAGGGTTCGCCGGATGAAGCCTTTACCGCTGCGACAATGGCTGAACTGGCCGCGCTGAACCTTTCCGCAAAGGAAGTGAAGCGCACGGATTGCGACAAAGACGACGTCGCAGGCCGGTTCAAGCTGTATTTCGACAATGAAAACAACGGCACGTTCTACCGCTATGCGCGGATTTACACGGTTGTGGCCGGGTCCATCGCAGGCGGCGGCGGGATCAACTTTGCGGCCTATGCCGTTCCGATGGTTTAAGGAGGTGCATCCATGAAGCGATATTTTATCTTCCTCATGGTTTGCCTGATGATGATCGGGCAGGTGGCATTTGCTGAAACCGTCACCACGCAGACCAGCCCGGCAACGGGGGTTGTCAAGCATATTGATCGGACAGTTGCGACCGCAAACACGGCCAATGCTATTGTTCGGCGGGACGGGTCCGGGAATTTTGCAGCCGGGACAATTACAGCCGGGGTTACTGGTGCCGTTACGGGCAACGTTACCGGGCTTGCCTTGCAGGGCGGCGCGGCGGTTGCTGCCACTTCCGGCGCGGTGGTCATTCCCATTACCAATTTATTTTCCTCTTATACCACAAATGCAACGGCAAACATCGCGGCAACTCTGGCCGATGGTGTGGCCGGGCAGATGAAAATAATCAAGCTGACCACGAAGGACACAAACGACATGGTGATAACCCCTGCTAACTTAAGCGGCGGGTCCACGGTAACGTTAGACGCCACCGGCGACAGTGTGATCCTTATATTCAGCGGCACCGAATGGCACATTATCTACACCAATGGGGCCGTAGGCTAAACTGACAGATAAAGGGGCGATTTAATTATGACAACATACACGACACAGCAAAAACCGCTAAAGACCAGCCCGAAACAGGGAAGCGTAACGGTTTACAATCTCATCACCGGGGACGCTGAAACATGCGCCCCGATTGATGCGAGGGAGCGTGTAAGCCGGGGCGGGTGGTCGTTTGAGCCTTTGGCGATGGAGCCGGAACTGCCGGCAGTCGAAGTATCTGTTGAGGGTGAGCCGGTGGAGTCCGCGAGAAAATTCACCCCGGACGAAACCACACCGCCGAAACGTGAAAAGAAAAAAGGCCGGTAAGTCATGACGCTATCCATCGTTGTGGAAGACGGAACCAGCAAAACCACTGCAAACAGCTACATCAGCCTTGCGGATGCGGAACT